GTGTATGAAGTCATTTAAAAAACAAGTTGGTGGAAACCATTACAAGAAATATAAAATCCAACCAGTAGAATTTATCATCAAAAATAATATTGGATTTGTAGAAGGAAATATCATAAAGTATATTTTAAGATTTAAAGAGAAGGGTGGTGTGCAAGACTTGTTAAAAGCTAAACACTACATAGAACTACTTATAGATACAACCAAAAGTAGATAATATCATTTAAACCTATTTTAAGGCATAGTGGCTTTAAAATTACGATACACGACAACTAAACCTATAATATCAAAAAAAAGGGGTAATTTGTCGGTTTAAATAGGCAAATTTAAGGAGTTTAAGATAAGATATGTCAAATTATATAGTAACTAAGATAGACCCAGATTATGTATCAGAAACTCACGACATAGGTTCTCAGTCTGCACAGTCAGGAGTTATTACTACTGGTTCAGGATTAATAAGGATTTCAACTACTGCTCATTGTCATATTAGATTTGGAACTAACCCTACTGCCACAGAAGAAGATTTAATGATACCAGAAAATCATGTAGAAATATTTGCTTTTGTGTCTGGTCAAAAGGTAGCTTTTATTCATCATGGTGGTGGTTCAGGTGAAATAAATATAACAAGTTTAGATTAGTATGCTTCCAGCTTTAGGTGCTTTTGCACCGATCATAGGTTCAGTTTTTAAAACAATAGAGAAATCTATTCCTGACAAAGATTTACAAGAAAAACTAAAAGCAGAAGTTAATTTACAATTAATGAAATCAGGAACTGAAGAAATGAAAGCTTCAGCAAGTATAATTTTAGCAGAGTCTAAGGGGTCATATCTTCAAGCAAATTGGAGACCAGTTTTAATGTGGTTATTAGTTGCAATAATTTTTTGGAATTACATTTTAAGTCCAATAATACTTTTATTTTTTAAAATTAAAACAGATGTAGAATTACCTTCAGATGTGTGGACTTTACTAACCTGTGGGCTTTCGGGTTATACACTAGGCAGATCTGGTGAAGCAATAGCTAGAAGTCTTGCTACAAGACCAGTTCATGTAAAAGAAGATCAAAATGGATAGTCTAAAGTTAAGCGATCAAACGCAAGTATCTTTACCAATTAAAAACATAGTAGCAATCGTATCAGCTATAGTTGTAGCTGTTTGGACTTATTTTGGAATCGTTGAAAGACTTAATAGACTTGAAACTAATGAGAAGTTAATGTCGCAAGACTTACTTAAAAAAGCAGAACAAACTCCTAAGAACCAAGAGATGTATATGTTGATTGAGTACCAAGCTAAATCAATAGACAAGCACTCAAAACAATTAGAAGAAAACGTACACACTAAAGTCATCATTAGTCAATTAGAAAAGAAAATAGATAAGCTAGAAAAAGAATTAGATTCATTAAGAGGTAAATAATGTTTGAAGTAGTATTTGCTTTACTGATGTATATGAATGACAAGCTAGAAGGTTATTCACCAAAATTAAATGTCGCAGATTGCTTAGAACAAAAACGCAAAGTTGAACGTGATGGAATTAATGATGTTACTAAATGGCAGTGTAAAGAAGTTGAAGCCATTATAGAAACTGATAAGCATGGAATTAAGAGAATCAAAGAGATTAAATCAAAATGAACTTTTATCTAGTTACCTATGCAATTAATTTTGTAAAGGTGAATGATGAAAACATTAAAGAAGATGTTGCTCACGTTAGATTTTTTGATAGCCAAAACTTTGCAAATTCAAATTCATTTTTAGCTTCATTAAAACAAGTTAAAAAACTTAGGATTACTTCTGTTGAGTGGGATTTGGAAGAATGTAACTGGTATGATTACTATGAAGATATTTCAAATACTATTCACTAAATCGGCAGTAGATAATATTCAATACCATCATTCCAAGTTTGAATCTTTGATTGTGGTAACAACTTTAATATTTGATCTACTGATTTAAACTTTAAACCATCTTTAAAAGCAAAGCATATTGTATATTGAGTGTATCTACTATCGCAGAACATTTGTGCGAATGTAATATACTTCTTTAAATCTTTTAGTTTAAGTTTGTTGGAAGCTTTGACTTCCACGAAGAATTGACTTTTACGTTGTTCGGTTTCTTTGGAGTAAACAAAGTAATCAGGTAAAGCACTAAGAATCCCAAGTTTATGAAAATAAGGGATAGGGGAATTACCAAAATCAGCATCATCATTAAAAAGAAGCTTTTTATAATGAAAAGATTTAGTTTTACAATACTCCTCAAATCTTTGTTCGGCATAGTCAATGTAGTTTTCAACTCGTTCTTTATATCCCAATTCATTTAATGTTCCTTTTGGTTGGATTATTTTCATCTACTCAAATCTCTTTGAGTTACTAACCATGATCTATAAAGATCAACCCAGCTTTGTAAGTTAGCATACTTACCTTTTAAAATAGAATAGTTTTTTTCTGCAACTAACAAACCTTCTATTATTGTTGCGTAATCTTTATCAGAATAAGCCCACTTCTCAGCTTCTGCTACCGAACAATTCTTTTCTAATTTCTTAGTTAAAGTTATTTGACTGAATGTTATTTTCTTAAATTCTTCGCAACGTCTAAAAGTATATAATGCTTCTGACATTTGTTCTGAGATAGAATCTAATTCTTGTTTTATTTGGTCAGGGTTTTTTAGAGCGAGATCGTGCATACCTTCCTTTACAGTTTATAGTTGTGTACTAACCTAAGCTAGTAATTCTTCAAATTTCAAAACTACTTTTGTTTCTAAAGCATCTTTAAGTCTTTTTGCCTTTTCTAACTTATGCTTTAGTTCAAAGTATTTCATAGAGACTCTATAATGTCTGTCTCTTAGGTTCTGAACTTGAGTTTTCATTTTCTCCATCAGCTATTTTAATATTATTTCTGATGAACTTAGTATTGATTATGTTCACTGAAATAATCTTACCTTCCTTATTTTCTGTTAGAGCATCTTCTGTGTTTTCAAAGAGTTCCTTAACTACAATGCTACACTCAATTAGCTTTTCTCTAACAACCTTCATTATGTTTTTTATATATAATATTTCATTAAATTGCAAGGATATGGCGAGGGAAAACATAAAGGGATTATGTGTGATCGTTGAATCAAAAACCCTCGCCATAAGAATCTTAGTTATGGAAATTCATCTGAAATAAAAACTTATAATCTTTTATTTTCAAATCAATTTCTTCCTTTGTAACACCAATTTTGCCAGATTCAATACCTGATTTCAGCAAACTCATGCAAAAAATCATTTCATCTTTAGAAAATGGCTTTTTAGTTTCAATCGTTAAATCAGCATCAAAGTCTTTAGCAACTTGTTGAAGCTGTGATTCTAATTCATCAGGATTAAAACTAGTATCAGGTTTTGGTTCTCCTGAAGGTAGTTCTTGTATTATTGGTTGTTTCTTTTCATTTGTTTGAACAAATAAACTGCCATTTTTCTTACTCGCAGAAACGGCTACGGAAATTTTTTTCCCTTTAGCTATTGCTGGGTGTAAGATTGCTGACCACAAAACCACTTCTTGTGGTGGTTCGCCTACTCCAAATTTAAAATTAGGATATTTATTTGCTTGACCATCTTTTCCTAATCTATTGTCGTAAACGTATTTTATTACTCCTTGTACGTTCATGTTATTTTTCTCCTTCTATTGTTTGATATAGTTTAACACACGCAAAGAAAGCTTCACGTATTGTCTCGGATACATCTACCGTTACAATTTTGTATTTACCAGTTTTAGGAAAGCATAGAATTTTTGCTCTATCTATTTTTATTCCTAACTCTTTTTCTAAGGCAACAGAATAACCAACCACCTGAAGCCGATAATTAAAATAATTAGCAGACTTGCTTGTTTTCCAATCCATAACAATATAACCATCTTTATCTTTTGCTAAACAATCAGTAGTTCCACAGAACTCATATTTATCATCTTTGTAATAAACCTTTTTTTCAAGATTAATTACTTCAAAAGATTCAGTAGCAAACCAATTTTTAAACTGAGTATAAGCATTTAAAACTTCTGGGTTATGAATTTGCGTTTCAGCACCATCAGTTAAAAATCTTTCTACGTTTTCATGTAACATAGTTCCAATATCTCCTGATCTATCTCTTGAACTTAAAGCACTAGATTTAATTTGTTTTGCCATATCTATTAAAGCAATCTCATCATATTTCATGTTTGGTTTAACTAGTTCTAAAAATTTTTCACTAGCTAATTTCATTCCCCAACCTAGTAATGCACTACTATTGTTTGCACAAATTTTAGTAATGTTAGTCATATTAGGAATTATTCTATCACCAATTTTATATTGATGTGCTTCTGGGTCAAACTCTAATTGAACTTGACCATTGTATAACGAGTATGTTGTCATTTAACCTTCCCTTTGTTTTATTAATGCTTATTCAGCATAAATATTCTGCTTAATTGTTTTTTTATAAACTGATTTGACAAGTTCTGCATCAAATAATTTATCAATAGAAATATCAAATACCTTACTTACTTTAAATATTTGATAACTGCTCATTATGTTAGTTCCAAGTTCAAACTTAGATACCTGCTGTGTCGCCGAACCAATTTTTTCTGCCAACATTCTTTGAGACATATATTTAACCTTGCCTGTTATTGCTTCTTCAACCTGCGTATTGTGTCGCAAGAATCTTAGATTACTCGCAAGAGTATTTACTATATTGTTTCTTGTTTCCATGTTTCCTTCCATTGTTGCATAAATTGTTTCCAATATAATGATTCTGTTTTTTCAACATCATATTGTGGATATAACTTATAGAACTCATCTAAAGTTAAATCGCTATGATCTAAAAGAGTGTAATAATATTCAAAATAAGTTTGAACAATATGTGGGTTCTTTTGAGATTCTAAAAATAGTCGTTCTATTTCTTGTTTTACAGTTATCATACTTCTCCTTAGTTCAATATGCTGTGTCCACGATTAATCATACATTTTCTAATGTAGTTTTTTCTCGTATCATCAGCTTTACTTACAACTCCTAAACTTGCTGGTCTTAAAACATTATCTATAATCCAAGCTTGAAACTCTTGGCTATCAGATAAAACATCTTCAGCAAATTTTGTACATAAGATTGTGTCGTCAGTTATTTGTTCTGCTTTGGCATGGGGGAACGTACCCGATCTTCCAGCAGTATCAACTACTACTTTGTATGAACTACAATTACTTATTGTTAAAATAAGTATTAAACCTAATAATGTTTTCATTTTTCCCTTTGTTTATTTTAGTTAAGTAATCTTCAGTTTGGATATTAGCAATATCAATTTTCTTTAATATTGGTTTTTGTTTCCAAGCTAAAGTTATGTATTCCAATAAAGTTTCGGTTCTACGATTCTTTACTAAAATTTCTAAGACTCTAGTCGCTAGTTTGTGATCGTTGTTTTTCATTTGCCTTCTCCATTTGTTTTTTTTCTTTTTTTAACTCAGCTTCTTTAAGTGCCTGTTTAAGCTTCTCAGCAAATACTGACTCGCCTAACTTAACACTTAACTTATCGTTTTTTAAAAAGTTCATTTTTCCCTTTACCTTTTATAGCTAGTTTTAATGCGTTGTAAATTGCTTTTTCATAGCTGGATATTTTGCTTCCTGAAAATTCCTGCACAACAAAATACTTTTGCATAATTTCAGCACAACCATTCAGTATATCAATATCAACAGTTCTTTTCATAGCTAATTAATTATCCAGTAGAATAATACTATACTTGAATTAAATAAGATTAATGCTACCACAAATCCTATTCCGTCTTTAGTTTCTCTAGTCATTTATTGTTCTCCCATATTAAATATACCAAAAACACAGCAAAGCAGAAGTAAGCAAACCCTACATCATTTATTATTTCTAGCATTGTTTTGTCAGCATATTGTTAAGTTTACTTATTAGAGTAGTAATACGTTTCTTTGTATGCTCTCCTCTAACTTCATTATCCAATAAGATTCTTGATAGAACTGCTGTCATCAGTTTCATTTCATAATAACTCATTGAACAAATTACACCTGTGTTTCTCATTTACGTTTCCTTTTCTTACCAAAGCAATCCCATTTCTTATGGTATGATTTGAGTAATTTTGCTAGTTGTTTTTTCATGCACTTTCTTTTAGTTTAAAAAGTTTTTCTTCTTTTCTTTTGTAAGTTTCAATTAATCTATCCCAAGATTTTTTATCTAAAGATATTCCAAGTTCTAGAAACAAATCTAAAACAATTCCATAATTAGAAACTCTTACTATGTTAAAGTTTAATTGTGGGTTTTCAACAGCAAATTCAATTCTTGCTTGGATTCTTGCTAGTTGATCTATTAATGTATCTACGTCTATTTGCATATTTCCTTCCTTTATTAGTTAATATAAAAACAATATAATTATATAAATTAACAATTCAAGCTTAAAAATAGCAAAACTGTGGATAATATAAAAGTAATATGATTTAATATCAATGACTTATTCGTTGCCATTTTGTTCTATATTTGATACTAGGGATTGTGGGTAAGTGCCTTCCCTTACCCACGTTATATAACTAGGAGTTAAAATGCCTTTAAAATATGGTAAAAAGAACATAGGCAAAAATATATCTATGTTAATGAAAGAGGGTCGTAGCAGGAAACAATCAGTAGCAATAGCATTATCTCAATCTAGGAAACGCAAACGTAAGTAATGCAAATTGCGAAGGCAAATATAGTTCATTCTGTTAAGCATCAAAAGTTTGTAGCTTCATTCCCTTGTGTAGTTTGTGGCAACGATACTGAAGTTCAATGTTGTCATATTCGTTCTATCCCTAAAGTAGGTAATGTTGGTAAAGGAATAAGAGATGATAGATTTTGTATTCCAATGTGCTTTACTTGTCATACTCAACAACATCTTATAGGCGAATTAGAGTTCTTTGAAAAATATAATATAAATCCTATATTGATTTCTATGAAGTTAGCTAGTATATCTCCTTGTATTAAAATTAACCAAGCAAAACAGGAAGGTGCATACAATGGAAAACTTAACTATAAAGAACATATCCGAAACAACAAAAAAAGTTCTTTGCAATCATAAACTATACAAAGATATAAATTTCTTTGACGTTCCACATAACAAAATTTGTCTAGCAGTCATTAGAGAGATTACAGAATTATCTTATAATGAAATTGGCAAAGCTTATAATAAATCATGGTTTACAATTTATGCTTCTGTAAAAGATACCCAGAAGAATGGATTAAAAGCTTTTACAAATAGAGTTATAGATTTAGTAAAGGCAGAAGTTAAATGAACGAAGGTTGGGTAAGTATATATCGCCAAATATTTGATAATAAAGATTTAAAAGACAATAATCATTTATTGATATTTATTTATATGGTTGTTCATGCAAGTCATAAACCAGCTATTGTAACTTATAGAAAAAAACGAATCACTTTAAAACGTGGTCAATTAACTGTTTCTTCCATTGATTTATGTAAGAGATTTAATCTATCAAGACAGACAGTTAGAACAATTTTAAAGAATTTGGAACTAACCAACTCACTAACCCATACTTTGCACAAACAATTATCTGTCTATACCATTGTAAATTATGACAAATTTCAGGATAATGATCTTAGCAAGGTTAAGGAAATTAACCAACAAACTAACCAACAGAACAATAAATACTATACTAATACTACTAGTATAGATAAAAATATGTTAAGTCTTAGCAGTATGACTAATACACCAAAGAAAATTACTATTCCTACCTTGCAAGACTTAAAAACCAAGATCATTGAGAAACCCAAAGAGAAAAACGAATGGGAAATTGGAAAAGAACGACTTGACGCACAAGATTATGAAAAATGGGTTCTGCACAAACTAAACTCTTGAAATTAAAGAACTAATCTTTATAATACACGCACTAATTAGGTAAAAGCATGGGTGGTGAAAGCCCACCCTTTAAAAATTATATATTTACATAATCCCAAAATAACTTTACTGATTCGGAATTAACTAAACGGAGAATGTAGTTATGGACAAGACCCTAGAACAAATCCTAAAGCTTTTAGATAAAGCTGATGATCTTAATGCTAAGATCAGGGACAAAGTAGAAGCTTCGCTTGATGAATACGAGAATGAATCAGATGATGAGTTTGACGACTCAGATGACGAGGAGTTTCAAGATTCAGACGAAGATTCTGACGAGGAATAAATCTAATTAGATAAGCTGTAAAGCTGGAAGGTTATCAAACCTTAAAAATCAATGTATACTAAAATACTAAGCATCAAGCTTTGGGACTATACAGTCATTTTATTATTTTTAATGATGGTGTTTTTAATTGGAACATTTTTTCCAAACGATCACACTAAAGACAAAATAAGACAAAGCACTATTGATGAAATTAGGAAGATAGGTTTCTTTGAACCTAAAGTAGATAACACTTCATCAGATAAGTTTATAGCCAGTATGCAGAAATGTATTGCTTACATAAACTTGGACTTACACAAAGATCAACATATACCAACATCATTAATTATTGCACAAAGCATAGTTGAAAGTAACTTCGGTACTTCAAGATTTGCTAAGGAAGGCAATAATTTATTTGGTGTTAGAGTATGGTCTAAGGAAGGTATGTTGCCATTATTACAAGACCAATCAATTAACTGGAGAGTAAAAACATATAAATCTAAATGCCAATCAGTAAGACATTACATAAGCACTTTGAACAATAATCATCATTACCAAGAGTTTAGACAAACAAGAAATAGAACAAAAGACCCTATTAAATTAGCTGATACACTTGATAATTTTAGCACTAGCAAAGAATACACAAATCATGTTAAGCAGATACTAATTAAATACAAAGGCAAAATATAATGGCTAATGAGACTACATCAACATCACTAAACAAACTTTATACAAACAAAGTTAAGACTAAAGGTACTTATAGAGTTTATAGACCCAAACCATTAAAGATGCCTAGAAAAAAGAAATGAAGAAACCTATTTATTTAACTAAAAGACCATCAAGACTTGGCAAACCAAAACCATTTAACACAAAAACAAAAGCTTATAAAACTGCTAGACGATCAGCAGGTCAAAAATTCGGTAAGAAAAACAGCTTTGTTAAAAACCTTTACATAGCAAAGAAGCTTAAAAGAAAATGAGTTTACCTAACGAGATAGTCTTTGGAAGCAGACTGATTAAGTTAGATTACATTGACCACAAGGAAGCATCAGCTAAGAAAATTTTTGGTGAATTTGACTGCGATTCAAACAGACTAACCATAGACAAATCATTAGATAATATTCAGATGACCAACACATTACTCCATGAACTTTTACACATGATACATGACGAATATAAACTAGATTTACCATTAAAAGCTGAAGAAGTAGTATGTAATTCAATAGCCAATGGTATGTGTCATATCCTTTATCAAAACCAGAATTTATTAGAGTTCCTTTACAAATCGTTAAAAAAAGCTTAATAGAACATTTAACGAACATAGTCGGTTAATATGGGTAAAGATATACTAGTAATAGATAAAGGTGGTCGTCCAGCATTTGAATTTACACCTAAGGTTTTGAAACAAATAGAAGATTTAGCAAGTTATATGTGTACGAAGGACGAAGTAGCAAATATCATAGGTTGTTCTAGGCAAACTTTATGGAGAAATCAACAAGCATTAGAAGCATACGATAAAGGGGTTAATGTTGCAAAACTTAATATTAGAAAAACCCAATTTGATATTGCTAGTAAGCTTAATTCCAGTATTATGGCTATGTGGTTAGGCAAAGTTTATCTTGGACAAACCGATAAGATACAAAACACTGACGACAATGTTCCTTTGCCAATCTATGACATCATAGAACACGAAGAACCAAAAGAAGTTATAGAGTTGAAGGAGATTGCAGATGGCAAGTAAATGCTTATTTTGTAAAAGAGAAATGAACAACAAGCTTGAACAACATATTAAAGCTTGTCATAAGTGTATAGTTGATTTGCTTATGAAGAAGCATAACTTAAAAGTTAAGAAACAAGCACCAGTAAAATTTAGTTTAAAAAAGTATGAGTAAATTTAGTCTTAGAAAATCTGACAAGAATGTAAGAGGTGGATTATCTGCATCTGGTAGAGCAAGATACAATCGTGCTACTGGAAGCAATCTAAGACCACCAGTTAAATCAAGACCAGATACTTTGACTGAATATAGACGCAAAGGTTCATTCTTAGTTAGAATGGGAAGTAGTCAGGGTAGATTATTTGATACTAAGGGTCGTAAGACTAGATTAAAACTAAGCTTAGAAGCTTGGGGTTATAGAGGTAAAAGTAAATCTGAAGCAGTAGCTTTAGGCAGAAGATATTTAAAAACTTATCAAAATAGAAAGAAATAGGAAGTGGAACAAATGTGTGGTCGTAAGAAACCTAAGATGCTAGATAAAAGTTTGCGAGGAACAAACGATCTTGAAGTAGTAATTTATAATCTTAAAAAAGAAATAGATAGATTAAACGAGGAAGTACAAGCTAAAGAAATATACATTAAAAAACTAGAGAACGAATTAGATAAAAGCATAAGATCGGATAACTAAATGATTAATGTCTTTATCGGATATGACAGCAAAGAGAAAATAGCTTACCACATACTTAGCGAAAGCATACTAAGATACAGTTCAGTACCAGTTAGATTCATACCACTTTATCTGCCAAATCTAAGAGACTCATTCACAAGACCAAGAAATACTTTATCATCTACTGAGTTCTCATTTAGTAGATTTATAGTTCCTTACCTTATGAACTATAATGGTTGGGCATTATTCCTAGATTGCGATATGCTGTTTAAAGCAGACATTAAAGAACTATGGGATTTAAGAAATGATGATTATGCAGTTATGGTTTGTCAGCACGATTACATACCTAAGCATCTATCTAAGTTCGGCAATCAAATACAAACTGTTTATGAGAAAAAGAACTGGTCTAGTTTAATGCTAATGAACACAGCTAAATGCAAACAGCTTACAAAAGAATATGTTGATACTGCATCAGGATTAGAACTTCATCAATTTAAATGGACTGATAAAGTAGGTGGTTTGCCTTTAGAATGGAATTGGTTAGTTGGCGAATACCAACACAACACAGAAGCTAAGAACATACACTTTACAGAAGGTGGTTGTTACTTTGAAAAATACCAAGACTGCGATTACTCATCTGACTGGTTTAACATTTATACTAATACTGTTAAGATTCAGTTATGAACTTTATAACTGGAAGCGATAAAGACCATGAAGATATACTTAAATGGTTTATCGGCACATACAACAATCATCTAACTAATAAACTTTACATAGCTGACTTTGGACTAGAGAACAGCTATCCTAATAGCATATCTTATAAACCTTTAATGAAAGCTTGGTACTACAAACCAAGAATGATGTTAGAAACTTTAGAGAAACAAATATGCTGGATTGATAGCGACATAGAAATACTTACTGACATATCAGATGTCTTTGAACTATCACAAGGGTATGATATTGCTGTTACTGAAGATTGGTGCAATAGACATAATCACTTTGCATCAGGTTTAGTTGTTTGTAACAATCAAGATTTCTTACAAGAGTGGAAGTTAGAATGTGAAAAGTTCTTAACTTATGGAGATCAGGAGTGTTTAAATAAGATTGCACATAACTACAAAGTTTTAACCTTACCTAGAGAATATCAATGGCTTAGACTTGCAGAAACAAATAACAATATCAAAACAATACATTGGACTGGAAAAGATGGAAAAGCAATTATCAGAAAAAAGATTAGAGAGTATTCATAGGAACGAGAACATAATATCAGTACCAATCAACAAGATTAAATATTGTTGCCAGATAGATAGACAAGAAGGCGATAAGAACTGGAATCAAGTTTTAATCTACTCAATTAAAGATTATAAATACATTAATGATGTACTCCAAAGACGTAAAATAAAAACATTAGACCAAGCACATTTATTATACAACCCAGTTATCTTACTTGCAGAAGCCAATCAGCTTATTTGTATCTATGGCAATAGAAGAATAAAAACAGCAATAGAAAATGGTTACACACACATAGACGCATTAGTTTATGAAGATTTAATTAAAGCTAGAGAAGTAGGTTCTAATATAGCATCAACATATAAAAACGTGGGCAAAGACAAGGCAGATGCTTTACATTTAGACAGAACTGCAATAACTAAAATAGACAAATATATTATGCCTGACGAAACACAAATTATAAACGAATACGCAACACACCAACAAATACTAATCAAAGAAGCATTATCTTGTAATGGAGACATACTAGAAACTGGTTGTGGTTATTATTCTACACCTTTGCTCTTAGAGATAGCTAAACAAAAGGGAGTTAAGTTAGTTAGTATGGTAGAGAATATAAACTGGGCTAGAAGATTTGATTATCTTGCTTGTGATAACTACGTACAGTTACACGTTAAGTTTAATAATGAACTATTTATAAACCAAAACTATGGTATGTGCTTTTTAGATCACGAACAATTTGTAAGAGATAGAATTAAACATCTTAACAACATATTAAAACATACTGATAAAGTTGTAGTACATGATGCAGATAGAATAGATACTTTTGCTTTCCTGCATAAACCACATACGATAGAAATGTTTAAACAATTTAAACCACACACAGCAGTTATTAGAAATGTCTAATCTTTACGATATATATTTAGAACAGGCAAAGCAGTATCACAAAGACGATAACAAATGGCAAGGAATAGCTTTAAAAAAATTCATACCAGCTATCAATCAAATCATTAAAGACAAAGGCATTGAATCAATATTAGACTATGGTTGTGGTAAAGCAAAATACCACCCTGAAGAATGGAACGCAACTAAGTATGACCCTGCTGTACCTGAATACCAAAACAAACCTACTGACAAGTTTGATCTAGTTATTTCAACTGATGTATTAGAACATATACCAGTTGATAATCTTAAAGATGCTATTGATGAGATATTTAGTTACTCAAAGAAGTGGGTATTTATTTCTGTATGTTGTAGGAAAGCCATAGCAATACTTCCAAATGGTTATAATGCTCATGCAACTATTGAATCAGCTAAATGGTGGAGAGAATTATTTAAACCTTATAACAATTATACACTAGAGTTTTCAGAATAATGTTTAATCCTTACGAATACTTTAAAGGCAAGAATGTATTACTCATTGGTAATGGAGAGAAGATAAACCAAATAGATTATCCTAAATACAATTCAATAGTTAGAATAAATCTTGGAGTTCAAGACAAACCTTGTGATGTATGGATTAACAATCTAGTAAACGAGGGTCATAATAAGCTTAAAGAGATTGCACAGATACGTTGCATTGTAAGACTTAACTTTGAGAAAGAAGGAACAAGAGCAGATCGTATGCCTGAATGGGTTAAGAAAAAAGCTTGGCTATGGAACAAAGAAGAATACAACTTAATGACACAAAGATATAATTACCAAAGACCAACTACTGGCTTTGTTGCAATCTATTGGTTACTTAATCATTGTCAATGCAAAGTAACTATTGCTGGATTTGATTTCTTTAAAACTAAGAACAGATATACAATGGAAGAAGTACAACACATTGGAACTAATAAAGGTTATAACCATGATGTTAAATTGGAAGAAGAAGTTATTACTAAACTTATTCAAAGAGGAATTATAAATGCCATTTAGTAAACCACAACTAGACGTATATACTTGTCCAAAAAGATTTAGAGTTCTTATTACTGGAAGAAGATTCGGCAAGACACACTTAGCTATGTATGAACTACTTAGATTCGCAAGTAGAAAACCTAACTCAAAGATATTCTATGTAGCACCAACTTACAGAATGTCTAAAGAGATTATGTGGAAACAACTTAAAAGACTTACTACTGAAAAAAGATGGATTAAATATGCTAATGAAACAGAACTGTCTTTAGTGCTTAGGAATGGTTCACAGATTAGTTTAAAAGGTGCAGACAAATCACCAGACAATTTACGAGGAGTAGGATTGGACTTCTTACTATTAGATGAGTATGCAGATATACCAGTTGAAGCTTGGACAGAAGTTCTAAGACCAACTATTTCAGATAAGCACGTTACAGGAAATGTATTGTTTATAGGAACACCTAGAGGATTTGGTAACTGGTCTTATGAGATATATCAAAAAGGTTTAGGAGATGACCCTGAGTGGAAATCATTTAAGTTTACAACATTAGATGGTGGTCAAGTTGATGCAGAAGAAATAGAACAAGCAAAAAAAGATTTAGATGAACGTACATTTAGACAAGAATATTTAGCTTCATTTGAAACATATTCAGGAGTTGTTTATTACAACTTTGATAGAGAATTAAACGTGCAAGAATGTAAATATGACAAAGATGCTATAATTCATATTGGCTTGGACTTTAACATAGACCCAATGTCAGCTTGTCTATTCCATGTTAAGAATGGTATTGCTTATGTATTTGATGAGATAGTTATTTATAGTTCTAATACTGATGAATTTATTGATGAATTATTATCTAGGTACAATAAATCTAAAATGATTGTTTACCCTGACCCAGCTTCAAGACAACGTAAAACTTCTGCTGGTGGTCGCACCGATCTAACTATCTTGCAAAATGCAGGTTTAAATGTTAAAGCTAAATCTACTCATGCTTTAGTTAGAGATAGAGTTAATTCTGTGAACAGTAAACTAAAAGCATTTGATGGAAAGAGAAGTATTTTTATTAATCCTTCTTGCAAAACACTAATTAATAGCTTAATGAAACAAGTTTATAAAGAAGGTACAAATCAACCTGAAAAGAACAATGGCTACGATCACATGACTGACGCACTAGGTTACGCAATAGAATACATTTTCCCAATTACTTCAAACTTACCTAAATCAGAACCTAAGAGATTTTCATAATGGCTTACACAAGAAAACAAATAGAACAGCAACACTTACAATACAAAGGTATGATGCCTAGATGGGAATATTTCATCAGATCATATTTAGGTGGCAAAGAATACCAAGACGGAAAGTTCTTACAAGAATACCAATTAGAATTAGAATCAGAATATTTTAAAAGACTTGCTTACACACCATTAGACAATCATGCTAGAAACGTAATTGATATTTATTCATCATTCCTATTTAGAGTACCACCAACTAGAGAACTTGGAACATTACAAGACGACCCATCAGTAGATCAATTCTTAGATGATGCAGATTATGAAGGTAGAACATTTGATGCTCTAATGAGAGAAGTACAAAACTATGCTTCTGTTTATGGACATTGTTGGATTCTTGTTGATAAACCATCTACAAATGTAATGACACGTGGAGAAGAACTAGAACAAAACATTAGACCATATTTAAACGTATATACTCCTGAGAACGTATTAGACTGGAAGTATGCAAGATCACCAAATGGATATTACTATTTAGAATATTTAAAGATTAGAGAATCTATTGAAGATGACAAAGAATGTTATAAGATTTGGTACGAAGATAAAATAGACACAGTATTTTTACCAACATCAAATAGAGATGAACCAGTTTTAGTAGAGTCAGTTCCTAATCCTATTGGAAAGATTCCTGCTGTTATTTTATACAATCAAAGATCACCTATGAGAGGTTTAGGAGTTTCTGATTTAACTGACATAGCTGATTTACAAAAATCTATTTACAATGAACTATCTGAGATTGAACAAATTATTAGAATATCAAACCACCCAAGCTTAGTTAAAACAAGAGATACTGAAGCTGTCGGTGGTGCAGGTTCTATTATAGAAATTCCTGATAACATTGATGCTAATTTAAAACCTTATATCCTACAACCAAGTGGAAGCAATTTAGATGGAGTTTTAAAATCAATCGCACACAAAGTAGAATCAATTAATAGATTATCTCATGTAGGTTCTATAAGAGCAACTGGTGAGAGAGTACAATCTGGTATTGCACTAAGAACTGAATTTCAATTACTAAATGCTAGACTTGCACAAAAAGCAAAACTAATGGAACTTGCTGAAGAACAAATTTGGAGACTATTTGCATTATGGCAAGAGACAGTATTTGATGGAGAAATTATGTACCCTACTTCATTTGACATTAGAGATTGGGCAACTGATTTAGAATTATTACAACAAGCAAAAGCTTCTAACATTAAATCAACTACATTCACTAAAGAACTAGATAAACAAATAGCTAGAACTGTAATTGATAATGATGAAACTTTAGTAGTAATAGATCAAGAGATTGAAGATAATACTCAGGCACTTGGAGAATTTAGACCACAACCAATAACATTACCTACAATTTAATGTGGCACAAGATTTATTACAGCAACTTCAAAGCATAAGAGAAAAATCAGTAGATTCTTTACAAGCACAACATCAAAGATTATTAAACGATACTTTAAGAACTTTAGAACAAAGAGTTATAGCAACAGTATCAGAACTTCCTATTCAAGATGGTGCTTTATTCAACACAAGACTTGCGATTGAGATAAGACCAAAACTACAACAAGCAATAGAAGAACTTTACTTAGCAAGAGTTCAAACATTTATAAATGACTACGATCAAATTGCAGGAACTATTGTAGCAACTTATGGTAAGCTTCCTATTCCTGCCGAGTTCAAACAAATAACTGAAGCTGACTTAGTAACTATCCAACAACTAAAGAAGATTGCATTTACACAATTTCAAAACTTAGCTACCGAGTTCACTAACACATTAGCAC